AAGAATACCCATAACTGTCACAATTCATAGCGACAAGTTCTGTATCCACTTCCATAATTTCTAATTCTTCTGAATATTCTTCTGCTTCCAGAAGAATCATATATCTAGTAGCATCGTCTTCGTCTTCAAAAACTTGTACGACTTTACCAGTTTTGTTTTTGGTGGCATAGACACCACCAGTTTTTTTATCGGTAAGAATAAACATTATAGTGCAGATGCCTCTGTATACAACGACCGCATGACAGATTTGATATTAGATTTGTTGACTTTCATCTCTATATCATCTATATATTTGTCAAGCAATGTCATTGTATCTTCGGTCTCCACTACTTCAGTACCGTTTTCTAGTGCTACACTAAGATCTTCTACAATTTTTAAGTCTGCACAACCCATGTCTTGCAAGACTTTTACAGTGTAATCAAACTTAGAATAATCACCTTTATCCTCTACGATTAGTTTGACGAAGGATCCTCTGACTTCGGATTCGTCTGGGATAGTAACTCCAGCATTATAATAAAGTTTATAGAAAACATCAAAGGGATTCCGATAAAAAGTAGTCTTAAGAGTATCTGTATCAAAGACGTGAAATCCCCTCTTCGAGGCATAGTCATTCCAATAAAGTTGATAAGGGTTACCCAGATATCTAATATTTCCTTTAGTAGATTTCTGGTGATAGTGTCCCGAAAATACTCGTTTGAATTTTTTGAATATGTTCGGATCCATCCCACCTTCCATTACATGACCAGGATGTGCTTCAAAACCGTTAAGCTCAAGGTGACCCATACAAACATCAGCATCAGTTTCCTGAATAACCTTGAGGAATCGCTCTCGGTTGTCATCACATATCCAAGACAAAAGAAGAACAGAAAGACCGTCAAAATCAACGGTAGCGCAGTCATCAATGATATCGATGTTGTCGTACCCCCGAAGGAGTTCATTTGGGGCATTAACTCGTAGAGTGTTTTTGTAGTAGATGTCATGGTTACCTACAAGCATAGTCATTGGAATGCCCATATCTCTCAATGGATCAAACCACATTTCCTTTGCCTCATTAAGAGACATAAAGTTAATTGCTCTACGACGATCAAAAGTATCACCCAAACAAATAATCTGTTTAATACCAGACGCTTTGATGAAAGGAATTACAATATTATTGTAAAACTTTTTATAATGATTGATGAAATGTTGATTGTCGTTGCGAACTCCGAAGTGTTGATCAGTAATCAGCAGGATCTTCATCGTTTAGAATTCATTTCGACACGGGACTTAATTTGATTATACTCTGAACTGGCGTCTCCGTCAACACTAAACACATGATCGTAGCCTGACTTCTCTAAAATTTTATCTTTGATATCCATCTGTCTCTTTTCTTTTGCGATCCTTCTCAAGAATGCGTAGTATACAATCTGAGTAAAATATGCAAAGGGATTTCTACTCTTGGCAGGATCGAAGTTATCAATATATTGAATACAATTCTCAATACCATCACAAACCATATCATCTTTATACATGTAGTTGATGAAGTTTGGTCTGTATGATAAATGTGTAGCGATCTTCAAAAAGCAACCACCAATGTAATTATTGACACGAGGTTTCGGCAGATCATGTTCTTTCGCATAATCAACTTTCTCTTTGTATTTGATGATAGCAGCAAGAAATTCTTGGTTATCTACATAGTGCTGTCGCTTTTTTGGAGTCACTTTCATATGAATTTTGCTTTGTGTACATTATAACACACTTGACAACACTGTCAAGTTTGAGTAAAATAACACTGTAAGGGTTCAGAAGAATAATAGCTTTACTTATTCATCTTATATATTTTTTCTAAGAGGGCACGAACGTCGTCGGTATTACCCAGATAACCCTCATTGGTGCTAGGCGAAACTTTTCGTTCTTTCAATTTCGCACCTGCGGCATCTTCACCAATGATGTATGCCTCGTACATCAAGACTATTGGTTTACTCATTGTAGCAATAGTCACGATATCCTTTTCTCTAAGAATATAAAAGTCTTCTTCAGACATAGGGATCCACTTTGTAAATCCCATACCCCTTACTACCTTTTCATTTCCAATCTCTTTTGTGATCGCTTGTACGCTAACAGGATCAGAAATAAAAATTAAAGACTCACCTTTATCTTCAGTCAAAACTGCTTTGGCAAGGATCTCCTCACCACTAACCAGTTTGAATATACCGTGAAATTCTTCGTCGTGTTTTGCGTAATTAATCATAAGCTTTTAGTTTTACATCTATGAGCTCATACTGAAATTTTTCTTCGTTATATATTTTGACTCTTTCCATTAGATGATTCAACGTGTAATTGTTTCCTCTGTCTGTGGAAATGTCATCCGCAATGTCATACAATGTTGCTTGTGATTTATTTTCACCTTTCCTTAGAACACGACCGATAGATTGTAGGTTGCGAACTCTGGACTTTGAAGGAGAAGCAAAAATAACGTTATGTAATCTTTTTATGTTGATGCCTGTAGAGAATGTACCATAAGACGCAACTATGATTGCGTTGTCCGACACCTCCGTTAACCTGCGAATCTCTTCGCGATCATCAACATCCACACCCCCGTGAACGAAAAACACGGGTCTGTCTGTATGACTATTTATCAAGTTGTAAAGAGGTTCTCCATGTCGCTCTACATAGTTGAAAAGGACAAGTGTATTTCCCTTGACATCACATGCAAGATTACGAATAAATTTATTCCGTCCTTCATGTTCAATTAGGTATTCAATTTCATCTTGATACCCTTCAAATAATTGTTCGTCATGTTTTAAAAGAACTATCTTGACTTTTAGTTTGGCAACATGACCTGCTTTCATTAATTGATTTGTTCTGGTTACTTGAGAGCATCTACCAAACAAACCTTCTAACACCAACTGGTTGACATTCGTTCCGTCTAAAGTTCCAGTAAATCCAATACGATACTTACATTCATGCAACTTAGACATCAACGTAGTCAAAGACTTAGCTTTGAATTGGTGCGCCTCATCACCGATCACAACGTCAAACCTATCAAACCACTTTCTAGGTTCTTTATAGATCGACTGCCAAGTGGTGATTACTACGCTATGATCCGTGTATTTTTCTTGCCCCGCATATATTTTGTGGCAATCTTTGGTCGCCATCCATCCATATTCCTCAAAGTCTTTGTACATCTGCTCGACCAGAGAAGTAGTAGGAACTACAATTAAAACATTTCTACCAACATTAGTATGGTATCGCACCAATGCATAGATCATCAAAGACTTTCCTGATGCTGTGGGGGACAGCAACAATCGTCTGTTGTATTTTAACGCTTCGTAAATTGCCTTATATTGATAATCCCGTACCTTCAGACTCGGGGGTAGATGCAGTGATTTTACAAACCCTACAACCGACTTGGGAGTGATCATAGGGTTTTCTGACAGTGGATGCCCGAAGTATTCACAATCTTCCATCTGATATTGATATCCTTTCTCTTCCGCCCAATCCAATAAGTAGTCTACAAGACCACAATAGATCTCTCCTGTTGCTGGCGAAAACAGTCGGATTTTACCGTCCCAACCCTTATACCTTCTAGTCTTCTGCATGAACTTAGCAGACTCAACCTCAAACGTAAAGAAGTCTGATAACTCATAATTTATGTGAGGTTGTGCTTCAACCTTGAGATAAACTTCATTCTTTTTACGAATAAGGAGGTCCATAAAACCATGCTACTAAAGATTCACGGGTTCCAGAAATAATCGGACGGACTCTATGCCATTGATCACTTTGGAAAAAAATAGCAGACCCAGACTTCAACTTAAAAGTTTTGTATCTTGGATCTGTCTCTGGTTTATATATCTCCAAATCAAACTCCCCTCCCTCGTAGCAATCATTTAAAAACAGAGTCATACTAACCTTTCTTATCAATCCTCGGACTGGTTGAGTATGTTGATCTACATGCCAATCATAGAAATCACCCTTACCATACTTACCATATTGAACTGCTTCCATACCAGTAATATTCAAGTTCCAACGTGCTTGCTTATTAATTGTTCCCACTATACGCAAAAGCATGGATAAGAGTTCTCTGTCTCCTACCCATGCTATTTCTGAACTTCTATTGTCTTGTAAACCGTTATGAACATGTCCTCTGGACCACTTATGATTATCATCAATTACTCTATTGACAATACTCATTGCCCTATGATTAAAAGAGATTTCTTTGTAGCAGAGACCGTAGTTCATTAGAATCCATTCTTAAATTTCTCCCATTCAATTGCATTCTTGATTTGGAAATTACGGTTATTGATCATCCGTAAAATACTATCAAGGTACAGTAGAACTTGCTCTATGTAGTCTATTTTATACTGTAGTTTGCAGATGTCTTCATCCGCTTCAATGAACATAGAGATTTCTTCCTTAGTAGTAAGTTTGAAATCAAATGGCATTTCTTTGTATACTGCAGTAGGTGCTTTACCCTTGTAGTATAACCATTTTTCTTTAACTAGACGTTTCATTTCTAGTTCTCTTTCCTTCTTCATAAGAGAGAAGGTGTTGTGATACTCCATATATTTCATATGAAGTTGTGGAATTTTTGTAGATTCTTCGCAGTATAGATCACCATCTATTACGCTATCTACTCTCCACATATCCTGAAATTTTTCAAGATTCATAATGCTAATAATCAAATGCCTTGTTCTTTGTGCTTAGCAAAAAATTCCTTTAGGGAGGATTGACAATCTGGAGGAGGGGTATCCTTATACCCTTTCAATACTTTCCAATCATTGTACATTGCTTGAAGATGCCAAGATTGAGAAAGACTATGAGGTCCTTCCTCTAGCAGTTTAATTTCAGATTTGGATAGACCACTTTTGATCCCCAAATACTCTTGCCTCCATGAGGTGTCAATATTGTCGTTCATGTTTGGTCTGCCATTGGCAAAGTTATAATACCACAAGATGCAGAAAAAGTCAACCCCTATCGTCTAGTTCTAGTGTTAACGTTTCTGATTTCGTATAAAGTATATTTAAATGATGCAGTTGCAACTAAGAATTCGTTATCCGATCTTGATACATCGAATCCAATAGTTGATAATGATACAGGAAATAAATCTTTGAATACAACATCAAAGT